CGGATCGACCAGATAGCCGCCCTCGGCGGCGACCGAGCTGTTCAGCCCCTTGGTGTCGAGCGCCAGACCCTTGAGCTCGTCCTCGTCACCCCGGCGCACATAGGCGGCGAAAGCCTTGCTGTGCGGCTGGCGGGCAGTCGCGCTCGCCTCCAGCGCCGGGCGGCGCAGCTCGGCGCCCTTGCGGTCCAGGCTCTCGATCCGGCCCGTCATCTCGGTCATGCGCTTGCTCATGTCGTCCTTGAAGCTGTTGAAACCCTTCAGAAACTCGGCCGCAGCCGCCTTGGCTTCGGCCGCAGCCGGAACCCTTTCATCAGTCTCGCTCATGCTTGGTCTTCCTTCTTCGGGGATGGAGGGAAACCCGCCGGGCACGCCTCAGCGGTCACGGCCGCTGCCCTCGGAAAGGGCCTCAGCAAGCGCCAGTTCCATGATCTCGGCGGCCGTCGGCACGGCGAGCATGGCCCGGGCGGTGGGAAGCATCGGAAATGTCACCAGCGACACCTCCCACAGGTCGATCTCCAGCAGCCGCCGCCCGCCGGTTCCGCGGCTCGGTTCGGCCCTGACCGTGCGATAGCCGATCGACAGCCCGTCGATCGCGCCGGCCCGCATCAGCGCCAGCGCCTCGGCGCCCTGCGCCACATCCGCCAGGATCTCGCCGCTGACCCACAGGCCACGGGCATCCTCGCGCACCTCGTGCCAGACCCCGATGGGCCGCGCCGGGTCGTGCTGCCAGAGAAACTTTACCTTCCGCCCCAGTGCGGCAAGCCGCTGCAGAGACGTCCCGAAGGCCCCGGGCGCGACCATGTCGCCGACCTGGTCAGCCTCGCCGAACAGCGAGGCATAGCCCTCCACCACGGCGGTCCCCGGCGCCAGCCCCTCGAAGGGCGTGAACTTCACCTCCAGCCCGTGCGGCGCACGGGCCGTTGCGGTCGCTTGCGTCATGTCGGTCTCCCTACTGCCCGGCCCGCTTCGGCAGGCCCAGCAGCGCCCGCTTTTCGTCCTCGTCCAGGAACGCCGCGCCCCCGACCCGGCGCCACAGCGCGTCGCGCTCGGCGAACAGCGCCGGAATGCCGTCCTGATCGGGCTCGATCCCCAGCGTCGCGCGGAACCCGGCGCTCAGCCAGGCGCCCAGCGCATTCGCGGTCTTGCGCACCAGCGGCAGCACCGTCTGGCGATAGAAGGCGCGGTTCGCCTCCTGGTAGTTCGAGTAGGTGTTGTCGCCGGGCAGCCCCAGCAGCATCGGCGGCACGCCGAAGGCCAGCGCGATGTCCCGCGCGGCGGCGTTCTTGGTCTCCAGGAACTCCATGTCCTGCGGCGAGTATCCCATCGGCCGCCAGTCGAGCCCGCCCTCGAGCAGCAGCGGCCGCCCGGCGTTCCGCGCCCCCTGGTGGTTCTCCTCGAGCTCCGACAGCAGCCGCTGGTACTGCTCCTCCGAGAGCTGTCCGCCGCCGTCCTTGCCGGCGAACACGATCGCCCCCGAAGGCCGCGCCGCATTGTCGAGCAGCGCCTTCGACCAGCGTGAGGCGGCGTTGTGGACGTCGATCGCCGAGGCCGCCGCCTCCAGCGGGCTCAGGCCATAATGGTCGTCCAGCGGATGGAACGCCTTCAGGTGCAGGATCGGGTCGATTTCACCCGTCATGTCGAAGCGGTGCTTCTGCCGCCCCACCGCATACTCATAGGCCATCGGCCAGCCGTCCGGCCCCGGCACCACGCTCATCCGGTCGGGACGCAGGCAATGGAGCTCGCGGGGCACTCCGTCATTGCCGTGCCCGGCACCCTCCACATAGGCGTTGCCGCTGAGTTGCAGATGCCCGTACAGGCACTCGACGAAGCTCCGCCCCGTCTGCCCCGGATTGGGTCGCTCAAGCAGCCGCAGCACCGGATGCTCGGTCATCCGCGCCCCGTCCTCGGTGAGCACCAGCGGGATCGCCGCCGCCGCCTCGGCCACCATGCGCACGGCCCGGAAGCCGACCACGTTCTGCTCGTAGCCGTTGCGCGTCAGCGAGACATGGTCGCGCGGGCTCCAGACCGCACGGCCGGTGCCGTGGAACGCCATCAGCGGCCCGACGGCCGACGCCTTCTCCTCTGCGGGTGCGCTGGCAGCCCTCCGGAACAGTCGAAATCCCATGTCGCGATGGTCTCCGTCGTTGACGATCTTGCCGTCGGTCAAAGATTCCGGACGCGTGGGGCGAGTGCGTCCCCGCCACCCAGCACCAGGTCGGTCACTGCCCAGACCAGCGCATCCAGCCGGTCCGGACTCTTGATGCCATTCCGGTTCCCGGCGACGAAATTGCACATCTGCCGCTCGAGCTCCGGGAACGCGCCCACATGCCAGACCCGCCCCTGCTCGTAGAGCGCCGCCACCGGCTCGGCCCGCACTCGCTTGCCACGGGTCGCGTGCACGGCGCGGTAGCTGATCTGTGGCGCGACCTGGCGCAGGATGCTCTCGACCAGGTCCCCGCCCTGGTTCACTTCGGCAACCAGCCGGTCCGCCGCATGGTCTCGATAAGCTTCAGCAGCGATTCCCGCCCAAGCTCGCGGGCTTTGACCCGCGCACGACAGATCAGCCAGGACATAAACTTCCGAGTCATTCGGTTCTCCCCGCCGGCGCATGCCGGCGACAACGATTCCACACTCGTCCGAGCCCGGCGCGCTGGTTACGGGCGGATCCACCGCTACCACCACCCGGTCGAGCTCGGGCGCATCACTTGTCCGGGCCGCGTCCAGCCCGGCCGGCGTCCACAGCGCCCCTTCGCGACCCCGCACCAGCTCTCCCTCGATTTCCTGCCGGCCGAGCGAAGTGCCGCCGAAACGGCCCGTCAGCCGGTCGAGGAAGTCCGGCGCCAGATAGGCGCGGTTCGCCGCCGTGCCCGCATGGGTCACAACGGTGCCGGGCGCGCCGAGGATCTCGACCAGCAGGTCGTTGTCCCGCGGCGTCGTCGTCACGACCTGCCGCGGCCGGTCGCCCAGCCGCAGGCAGAATTGCAGCATGTCCCAG